TTTTAACCTCAACAGATTGGAACACCTTTAACGGTAAACAAAATACTATATCACTTACTACAACAGGAACAAGCGGTGCTGCTACTTTAGTAGGTAGTACTCTAAACATTCCTCAATACAGCGGAGGAGGTGGTAGTGGCACTGTTACAAGTGTAGGCTTAACTGCACCATCTATATTTACTGTTAGCGGCTCACCTGTTACAACTTCTGGCACTTTAGCTCTTACATATAGCGGTAATGCTTTACCTATTGCAAATGGAGGTACAGGCGCAACAACTCAAGCAAATGCAAGAATAACATTAGGAGGTACAACAAGCGGTATATCACTTTTTACATTAACAAATAGTGTTTCTGATAAATTTATAAAAGTTAATTCTAACAATACTATTACTTTATTAAATGCAGACGATACAAGAACTGCTATTGGTGCAGGAACGGGCAATGTTTCAAGTGTAGCAATGACTGTACCTACCTTTCTATCTGTATCTGGCAGCCCTGTAACATCAAGCGGTACATTGGCTGTATCATTAAGCGGTGTTCCTTTGCCTGTGTTAAACGGTGGTACTGGAGGAGCAAATGCGGCAGACGCAAGGAATGAATTAGGTGCAGCTTGTAAATCGTGTAATGAGACATTAACAGGAAATAAAACATTTAGTGGTACGGTTACTTTATCATCTGTATCTGGCACTGCTACAAGTGTTATTGGTAGGAGTAGCACAGGGCAGGTGGTTGGAGTTACAGTAGGTAGTGGTTTAGATTTAACAAGTGGTACATTAACTGCAACAAATAATGCTAATAGAAATTTATTTGCATCAAAAAATGGAACTACTGTTGAATTTGTTGAAGATTTAACAACATATAGTAATATATATTTAAAACTTAACAATAATTCTACAATAACAGTTACTTTGCCAACAGCAAGTTTAAATACAAATAAATCAATTACTATTAAAAACATTGGCACTGGCGCAGTAAATTCTAATGCTTTAAATGTTGAACCTTTAAATAGTTCATCTTTATCATCTGTATTATTAGTATCTGGTGGAGGTAAATTTACTACAGTTGTAAGTGATGGTACTAATTGGATTAAAATGACTGGAAACTAAAAAAAAACATAAACATGAAACAACTCCTTTCCCTCTTCCTCCTCCTTTTGCCTTGCCTTGCATGGGCACAGTACCCGAGCAATGGCAACCAAAAGATAACGCTCGGAGAACAGACAACTGCCGATGGGCTTATTTTTCGGGGCGTGGCGGCTGATACCACATTGACCGCAAAGAGCGACACGGCTGCTTATTTTGTACTTGATACGGTAAACATAAATCTTTACACTTACAAGGCTTCAGCAACGGGTCGAAAGTGGCGGCAACTTGGAGCGGATACAGCATCTATTGCCTATGTAAACACTTATGGAACGCAAACGGTAAATGGATTAAAAACATTTACAGACACTATGAGAATAGAAGATGCAATAAAAGTAGGTGCAAATAATGCTTATGTTTATTCTGCTGGAACAGGCAATTATTATTTCGTGAAAAATTATAAAAATCAATCTGGCAATCATTTTATTATAATTGGAGATGGTACAATGTCAAATGCAACTACTGTATCAAATCCAACGTCATCAAGGGTTGGAGGTGTTGCTATTGGGTATAATGTAATGAAAAATTTGTCTCAATCAGCAAGTACAAATAATGGAGTTTATAACTCAGGGGTTGGCTATGGTGCTTTAGAATCTGTAACAACAGGTAATTTTAACACAGCATTTGGACATTTAGCATTAAATAAATTAACAACAGGTGGGTCAAATGCTGCACTTGGAACATCCACTCTTGAAAATGCAACAACTACAGGTTCAACTTTAGGAATAGGTGATGGCGCATTAAGATTTTTAACAAGCGGTTCTGATAATGTAGCAATTGGAAGTAATGCTGGAACATTTGATAAAAATGATAATCAGTTAAATACAATAAACCAAAGTGTTTTAATCGGTAGGTCAATAAAACCAACAGCTACATCAACTAATGAAATAATATTAGGCTATGCAGCCGTTGGGCAAGGTTCAAATAGTATAATGCTTGGCAACTCCTCTATTGATGCTACAAATGGCTTATATTGTTATGACACAGGCATTGCATCTCCTTCAGATGCAAGAGATAAAACTAATATTGAAAATTTAAACACTGGCTTAGAATTAATTTTAGCTTTAAGACCTGTTAAATTTACTTGGAATATGAGGGATTATGGTAATGTGGGAAATAAAGACATTGGTTTTATTGCGCAAGAAGTTGATAGTGTGCAAAATATTGTTGGTGAAGCAGATAACATAAAATTAGTAAATACTAATAATGATGACAAATATTGGATGCAAAGAGATAATTTAATACCTATTTTGGTAAAAGCAATTCAGCAGCAACAAAGCCAAATAGAACTTTTAAAACAAAGAATATTAAACCTTGAAAACAAATAAAATGAAATACCTATTTTTTATTTTTATTCCTATTTTTTCCTTCGCGCAAGAAATTAAAAGCGATACAATGTATTTGCAAAAAGATGGAAAAAATTATTTTATTGTAACCGAAATTTTGTACGTAGATTCCACGCGAAGTATTACAAAAAATCTTTATGGAGATAGCTTACAAAGTATCGAAAGGCTTATTTACAACTCTGAAAAGATAAGTAATAAATATGCTGAAGTTGCATTTCCTTTTATTACAATTGGAAAAGCAAATAAAGATTTAAGGTTCTACAATGATTTGCACGTTCAAATAAGTGGTAAGCCCGTTTATTTTACCACTGCTCAACGAGACACGGCAAAGTTTCTTGGAGACTGGAGGCTAAATTTCAACGGTGAAATTATTGATGGTGTTATTGAGTTAAATGTAAACAAGCGTTTAATCTTTAATCCAGACAATGGCAAGGTTTACACTATTTCTATCAACCTACTTTTATCTACATTTACTAATCAAGTTTCCTTTAATTTTAACGGTGTTAAATACGATTTGTATAAATACGCTGATGGCAAATTTGCAACGGTGGATGGAGATGTGAGATTAATAAAAATTGAATAATGAAAGCAGTTATCTACAACATTTTTAAACTTGGTTACGATGGCATTGCCTATTCAATTTGCTGCGGAGTGCTATTCTCGTTTTTCCTACCCATCAAACATTTTTTAATTTTTACAATCTTTGTCGTTTTTGCAGACACAGTCACGGGAATCATGGCGGCAAAGAAAAGGGGAGAGCCGATAACAAGCAAAGGGCTTTATCGCACATCGCAAAAGGTTGTGACTTATTTCTGCGGTATAATGATTTTTCACGGGGCAAGTATAACTTTTCAACTGCCATCGCAAATAACCTATTCTGTAAGCTTCATCATTGCAGCCACGGAATTGTTTAGTATTTCGGAAAATATAAAGTCCATAACTGGAACAAATATTGGTACAATTATTCTTAGATTTTTCAGACGTTAAAAACAAATAATATGCAAACTAATTTAAAAGATGCCCTTAAAAATGCAGATGGAATAAAGTCACCAATGGGCGACGTGGCTTGTTACTCAATGAACTTTGCGGAGTTAGCCTCGGAGATAAATGTTCATCTTGAAGGCAACAAGGTAAAATTCACATGGCGCGAATATGTCCAACTGGCTCAAATCATTTGGGACAAAGTAAAGGAGACATCAAGAGAATGTGCTGGTAAAGAGATAGAAGTGAAATTACCAAATCGATTAGGTTTGATATCCGCTGCTTTTTCGCTCATCGGTTTTAAATTATAGGCGCAGAGAATCGCTACCTTAGTGCCGAGGGGAGTTGATTAATTTCTTCTCCCCTTAAAAATATAAAATATGAAAGCAAATGAATTTTTAATATGCCTTGATGCCGGGCATGGTGGCATGAGAAACGGAACGGGCCCAGAGAAATATGTTACCTATCCTTCAAAGTGCTATCAACATCGCACAGGCAAGTTTCATTCCTATGGATGGTTTTTTGAGGGAGTGTTTAATCGCTCTTTAGCTAACTATTTAGAGCAATACTTACTTGACTATGGCTTCTCAGTTAAAAAGATATACGAGCCTATCAATGACACAACATTGAATAAACGCTGCCAACTTGCCAACTCCTACGCATCTG